GCGGTCGCTTCGCTCCCGCTCCATCCATAGAGGTACCACACCCAAACCCAATATAGCTACGAACCACGGACCCACCCCACCTTTTTGTGTAAAAGGGGTCCCACTGCTTTTCTCTTTATACCTTGATTTAGAGAGATAACCTGTTTAAAATACTTTTCGAGACAAAAACAAAATTAAAAAAATTTTGCAAAAATTTTATATGAATTTAGAAAACATAGACATTAGTAAACTTCCCGCAGATGTCAGAAAAACTTTTAAACAACTTCAAGTCTTACACGCTGAAAAGAAAATACAAAGCAAGGCTAAAAATGATTTTATGTCTTTTGTTAAATGTGTATGGCCAGAGTTTATAGAAGGCGCTCATCATAGACATATAGCAAAGAAGTTTAATCAATTAGCAAACGGTGAGATAAATCGTTTGATCATTAACATGCCACCAAGACATACTAAATCTGAATTTGCATCTTTCTTGCTACCAGCGTGGATGGTGGGCCGTGAGCCAAAACTCAAGATCATTCAAGCAACGCACACAGGTGAACTAGCCATAAGATTTGGTCGTAAGGCTAAAACACTTATTGACTCAGATGATTATAAAAAAATTTTTAAAACAACTTTAAGAGAAGACTCACAAGCCGCAGGACGATGGGAAACGGCCCAAGGTGGTGAATACTTTGCTGCTGGTGTAGGTGGTGCTATTACAGGACGAGGCGCGGATCTATTGATCATTGACGATCCACATTCTGAGCAAGACGCCATGTCCGCAACTGCATTAGAATCAGCTTACGAGTGGTATACATCAGGACCACGTCAACGTTTGCAACCTGGTGCAAAGATCGTTTTAGTTATGACGAGGTGGAGTAAAAAAGATTTAACAGGAGTTTTATTATCTAATCAAAAAGAAGCAAAGTCTGACCAATGGCAAGTGGTTGAATTTCCAGCAATCATGGACCACGGATCACCGGTTTGGCCAGAGTATTGGAAGTTAGATGAGTTGGAAAAAGTAAAGGCAACTTTACCTGTTGCTAAATGGAATGCACAGTGGATGCAGAAACCAACTAGTGAAGAAGGGGCTTTACTTAAACGTGAGTGGTGGAGAATTTGGAAACACGATTACATTCCACAATTACATCATGTTATACAATCTTATGATACAGCGTTTATGAAAAAAGAAACAGCTGACTATTCTGCCATTACCACATGGGGTATTTTTTACCCGGACCAAGATTCAGGAGCTAATATTATGTTACTTGATGCAATTAAAGGACGGTATGAGTTTCCAGAGTTAAGACGTTTAGCACTAGAGCAATATAAATATTGGCAACCCGAGACAGTGATTATCGAGTCAAAAGCATCTGGACTTCCATTAACTTATGAGTTAAGACAGATGGATATACCTGTTGTGAATTTCACTCCAAGTAAAGGGAATGATAAACATGTACGGGTCAACTCGGTAGCACCGCTGTTTGAATCGGGTATGGTATGGGCACCAGACCAACGGTTTGCAGAAGAAGTAATTGAAGAGTGCGCTGCATTTCCATATGGAGATCATGATGACTTGGTTGATTCTACAACCCAAGCTATTATGAGATTTAGACAAGGGGGACTACTCCAACACCCTGAAGATTACGTTGAAGAAAAAAGATCGCCCAGGAAAAGGAAGTATTATTAATGACACTTATCACAAGAGGTATGGGAGCTATTCTCAAAGGCAAAAAAGCTAAAAAAGCTACAGGTCAAAAGCGTATTGATGAAATCAATAAGAAAATTTTTAAATCAACTAAAAAACAAGACGTTACTGAAAAGTACATAGATGAAGTTAAAAGCATTTATGATAAAACTAAATAATGAAAATATTTGAACTCATAAGATTATTCAAAGTAAAGAATGGTAGATCTCCTACACCAGGAGAATTAGATCAGTTAAAAGTATTATCTCAACAACAAGAGATGAACAAGAACGTTATTCAATTTCCAAAAAAAGATAAACTTAAGGCTCAGATTGATGCTGAACCTAATATGTTACAAAGAGAACTTATGGAAGTATCTGATGATGTATCTCCAAGTTATGCATCGGGAGATACAAAATACAATGCACAGGTTTTAGCAGATGGTCTTGCAGAAAAAAGATACAACGTTGAGTTTGATGATTTAGATCAATACGAACAAATAGCTCTATACGATGAAGCTTATAAGTACCTTACTCAATCAAGAAAAAATTTTAAACAACCAGAGTTTCCACCTAAAGAAGTTATGGATAATTTAGACGCTGAAGGACTTGCAAACATCATGAGAAAAAAAGGTATAGATATGGAAGTAGGTACAGCTTCTAAGACTACAAAGAAAAAACCTAATATAGATCCTGAACTACAAGCAATGGATGATCAGAATGAAATGTTTAAAGATTTTTCAAAAAGAGTTAAAGACATGTCACCAGCCGATAGAGTTGCAGAAAGACTTAGAGATTTAAAAGGTGTAGAGCTTTCTGAACTTAGTGGGATAGATGCACAAAAGATTGCAAGCGAAGTTATAGGTAGAAAAGGTCCCTTTAAAACAATAAGTAGTAAAGGAGCAAAAGAAGTTTTAGGAGAACTTGAACCGATTATTAAAAGGGCAGACGCAGATGATTTAGGAACTAAATTAAAAAACTTTGACGGTGATCCTGATGCAATGGCACAAGGAGGAATCATCGGACTTAAAGAAGGCGGACCACCTAATCCAGGTCGAAGAAACTTTATGAAGATTATGGCAGGTTTAGCATCGTTACCTGTGGTAGGTAAATTATTTAAAGGCGCTAAAGTTGCAAAGACAGTTGTACCTCTTACAAACACATCAACAGTAATGCCTGCATGGTTTCCAAGTTTAATAGATAAAGCTATGGATAGAGGTATTAAAAACAAAATAGATGCAGATCTTATGGAGATTGAAGTACCTGAATTACCAGGTGTTAAAATTCAAAGACACGACGACGGTAGAGTATTTGTTGAAGGTCAAAATGAATATGGTAGACCTTATGCAATTGAATACGAACCCCCAGGATATACAATGGTAGATGAGGCAACAGGTAAAGCTGTTAAGACTAAAGGAGACTTTAGAGCACTAGATTCTGTTCCTGAAGCAGCTGGCCCTGAAGATGTCCCTGATTTTTTTCCAAGAGAATTAGATGAAGTTGATGATATTTTAGGTAGTGATGTAAGAGTTATGGAAGAGTTTGCAACAGGTTCAAAAATTAAAAATCCAAAAAGAGGTGAAAACGTTGTTGGCCAAGCTGAAGTTAGAGCAGAGAACGCAGCAGACGAAGCTGCAGAACGAGCAGCAATGGAAGCAGACGAAGGATTTGCCAAAGGTGGTTTAGCTTATTTACTTGGAGAAGAATAATGAAAGATCCATTAGCTTATATTAATGCTATAAAAGAAATTCTTAATGAGACAGATAATGTAGATGACATTGGTCCAGGGTCCACTAATCGTAGTAATATCCCAAGACTAAATGTAATGCCTGCAATAGATCCAAGAACATTACAAGAAGGAAAAATATCTACACCTAAACGTGGCTTGGTTGATGGACCAGGAAGTTATAGTAAACCTCAAAAAATTGGAGGAGAAGTTTTAAAAGCAAAAAATTTAGCACAACGGACAGAAATAGATGGTTGGCTTAATAATTGGTTAGATGATAATTTTAAAAATTACGGTGTTAGAAATAGAGAGAAATTTTTAAAAGATTTAAAAAGAGATTGGAAAAAAGCAAAAAAAACAGAGTTTAAAAATAATAGATTAGCACAATCTGGAGATCTACCTACTGTTACTCCTAAAACAACAACTGGTCGAGTTAAACCTGGAGACAGTAAAAAAGTTTTTAAAGAAAATAAAGTTTTTTATAAAAATTTTGGTGAACATTTAGTTGCAGGAAATGAAATAGAAAAAGATAGATTTTATAGAAGATTATTTTTTGCTGGTCAAATAGAAACAAATCCAAAACTAAAAAAAGATATAGATAATTATTTTAAAACAGTAACTTTAAATAAAGGAAGAAGATTTGGTTTTACAGACGCAGAATTAAAAAAAGCGTATGAAGTTATGACTTCTAATCCTGATGTTCCTTTTATATTAAGTGCAGATTCTGGAATAGACACTTCAATGAAACAAACTTTGTTTGGTAACAGATTTAAAAGTTATCAACCCTATCGTGAAAAAACTGCTCTAAATTCAATTAAATATATGCAAAATGTTAAAAAATTAGAAAAGATTACAGGTATTGCTATTAGAAAAGAAATATCTAAAGAACATAATGCTTTAAAAAAAATTTTAGATATCTCGACTCTTCCTGAAGAATTAAAATATAGTGTAGATCACTTATATGGAATTTCAGAAGCTGTTAGAAACCCTAAGAATAAAAAATTTGCTATTCAGGTTGCTAACAATTTAATAGGAGGAACTGTTTTTCAAAACACAAATGCTGGTTTTGGTGGTTATAGTGTTAAAAGAAAATCTTTAATTAATAATATTAATGAAGGCAAAAATGTTACAAAAAGTTTAGCTAGATTAAATGAATTAACAACTGAATTTTATCCTCAGTTTAAAAATTTAAAACAACCTTATAAAATTGTTGATGGAAAATTAACTTTTGCAAAAGGTTTTAAAGGAGAAACTCAATCTGAAAGATTTACTTCTTATTTTAAAGAAATAAACAAAACAAAACAAGGAAAACAACTTATTAGAAAAGAATATGGAAGTTTAAAAAATATACTTAAAGTAATTGGTTGTGGTACAGGCAAATCATCTGGCGGTCGTATTGGTTTTCAAAATGGTGCAACTTGTGAAAGAAAAGGTGTAGATAAAGTAAATAGAGGACTTAAAGAGGGTTCTGAAATGAAAAACTTTTCTAAGTTAGTAAACGCTACAGGAGCAAAAACTATTCAAGGAGTTTTAAAAACTTTAGGTAAAATAGGTATTGTTGGAGAAGCAGGATTAATTGGATTAGAATCTGCTATTAGAATGGGAATGGGAGATACTTTTTCAGAATCAATAAAATACTCACTAGATTATTTAGTACCTGGAGATCAAACGTTATCAGCTGACATGGATAAAATATCAAGAGAACTTGATCCTGGACTTGCAAAACTTTATGGTAATGTTCAAAATTATTATAACAAACAACAAAAATTAAAATCTTTTGAAAATCAAAAAGCAGAGTTAGAAAATCTAAAAGGAAGTGAATTTGATTATCTTCCAGATTCTTCAGAATTTGATAGTGCTATAGAAACAGCAAAAAAAGATCTTGATTCTTCTACTGTTACACTAGAAGAGGAATTATTTTCAGAAAGAGCTTTAGATGTAGCTAGTGATAAATCAAAATCTAAAAGTTTATTTTCAAATCAAAGATTAAAAGCAAGACAAATGGGCGGAGTGGGAGAAGATGTATCTGGATTAAACTTTGACCTTAGAGGTATTGAAGACAAACCTGAAAGAGAAATTTATAATAGTATTAAAGACATGCCACGTATGACAGAAAAAGAAATGTATGACACTATTATTAAATTATATAATGCAGGAGAATTTGGTACACCTGGTAGTAAAGAGGCAGATGCAAGAGCTCAAGACGAATATGATCGAGGATTTAAATATCTTCCTGAAGCATCTTTAGCAGAAAATGCACAAGTATATGGTTTAGAACAAATATATGGTTTTAATCCTCTTATAGGTAGCAGAAAAGTAAATGAACCAATGCCTTACAAAAGACAAAGTTCATATATACCAAGTCCTCAACAAGAAATGGATATGAAAAAATTTATTGAAGAGCAAGCTAGATTAGGAGCTGCAGGTGGAGGACTAGCTAAACTAGCAGGCGAAAGATTTGGTAAACCCCCAGAAGCAGGACCCACACCACAGGGCTTGGCTTCTATATTAAAACGTGATAGATAACACTAGGAGATTACATGGCAGACATAGATAAATCACTTCCGAATCAAATTCGTACGGAATTAGAAATTCCTGGTAAACAGGAAGAAGTAGAATTACAAGAAGAAGTAAAAGAAAAAGGTCCGATAGAAGTTACACCAGAAGAAGATGGTGGAGCTACAGTTAATTTTGAACCAGGTGCAATAAATATACCAGGAACAGAATCTCACTTTGATAACCTTGCAGATATTTTACCTGATGACGTTTTAGATCCATTAGGAAGCACATTAAAAAATAATTACACAGATTATAAAATGTCTAGAAAAGATTGGGAACAATCTTATGTAGAAGGATTAGATTTATTAGGTTTTAAATACAACAGTAGAACAGAACCTTTTCAAGGTGCAAGTGGTGCAACGCATCCTGTACTAGCTGAAGCTGTTACACAGTTTCAAGCAATGGCCTATAAAGAATTATTACCAAGTGATGGCCCTGTTAGAACTCAAATTTTAGGTGCCGTAAACCCACAAAAAGAACAACAAGCACAGCGTGTTAAAGATTTTATGAATTATCAAATTATGGATAAGATGCAAGAATATGAACCTGAGTTTGACCAAATGTTATTTCATTTACCTCTTGCTGGTTCTGCATTTAAAAAAATTTACTACGACGATTTACTAGGACGAGCTGTTTCAAAGTTTGTCCCTGCAGATGATTTAATTGTTCCGTATACGGCTACCTCATTAGACGATGCGGAATCAATTATTCATACAATAAAAATATCTGAAAACGATTTAAGGAAACAACAAGTAGCAGGTTTTTATTCTGATATAGAGTTAAGCTCACCAGCTATTATAGAAGATAAAGTTGCAGAGAAGGAAAGAGAATTAGAAGGAACTAAAAAAACAGGGAAAATTGATGATGTTTATAATTTATTAGAGTGCCATGTTAATTTAGATTTAGAAGGTTTTGAAGATATTGGACCAGACGGGGAACCAACTGGAATTAAATTACCTTACATTGTAACAATAGAAGAAGGTAGCACAAAAGTTCTTTCAATTAGAAGAAACTATGCAGCTGAAGATCCAAAGAAAAATAAAATTCAATACTTTGTTCATTTTAAATTCTTACCAGGATTAGGATTTTATGGTTTTGGATTAATACACATGATTGGTGGATTATCTAGAACAGCAACATCAGCATTAAGACAATTATTAGATGCAGGAACATTATCTAATTTACCTGCAGGATTTAAACAAAGAGGTGTAAGAGTTAGAGATGAAGCATCTCCAATTCAACCCGGTGAATTTAAAGATGTAGATGCACCAGGTGGATCATTAAGAGATGCTTTCTATCCTTTACCTTACAAAGAACCATCACAAACATTATTACAACTTATGGGTATTGTAGTTCAAGCAGGTCAAAGATTTGCTTCAATTTCTGAAATGCAAGTTGGAGAAGGAAATTCAAATGCAGCCGTAGGTACAACAGTTGCTCTTCTTGAAAGAGGATCTAAAGTGATGTCTGCAATTCATAAAAGATTATATACAGGTTTGAAAAAAGAATTTAGAATTCTTGCTAGAATTATTTCTAGTTATTTACCTCCTGTTTACCCTTATGATGTTGTAGGTGGACAAAGACAAATTAAACAAGCTGATTTTGATGACAGAGTGGATATTGTACCAGTTGCAGATCCAAACATATTTTCAATGTCACAAAGAATAACATTAGCTCAAACCGAATTACAATTAGCTACATCTAATCCACAAATTCATAATTTATATGCAGTGTATAGAGACATGTATACAGCTATAGGTGTTAAGAATGTAGATCAAATTTTACCACCTCCACCACCACCAATGCCTAAAGATCCAAGTTTAGAACACATTGATGCGTTAGGAGGAAAACCTTTTCAAGCTTTCCCAGCTCAAGATCATAGATCACACATTACGGCTCACTTAAATTTTATGTCAACTAACATGGTTAGAAATAATCCTGCTATTATGGCATCAGTTCAAAAAAATATTTTAGAACACATTAGTTTAATGGCTCAAGAACAAGTACAATTAGAGTTTAGAGAAGAAATTCAACAAATGACAATGATGCAACAGATGGCACAACAAAATCCACAAGTTGCTCAACAGATGCAACAGGTCTCTCAAAAGATAGAATCAAGAAAAGCAACTTTAATTGCTGAAATGACTGAAGAATTTATGCAAGAAGAAAAGAAAATTACCTCTCAATTTGATTCTGATCCTCTTTTAAAACTAAAAGCTAGAGAAGTTGACCTTAGAGCAATGGAAAACGAGCGTAAGAGAGAAGCAGATGAGTCAAAAGCGCAAATAGATAGAGCAAAACTAGTACAAGCTAGAGAAATTAATGACGAAAAGCTTGAACAAAACGAAGATTTAGCAAATTTAAGAGCAGATACATCTTTAACTAAACAACAGATGTCAAATAGCTTTAAAAACAGTCAAAAATAATATAATAATAAACAAAAAGGTAAAAAATTATGATGAACTATAAAAAATCTAAAAAAATAGCAGTGCCTTCTCAAAATGTTGAAGTAGATCCTAGATCTAAATCAACTGCTGATGGTGCTTTTAACGGAATTCCTACAGGTGATAAGGAAAAAGTTAGAGGAACTAGAAGAATGTTAGCTGAAAAGAAAAAAATAGCTACTTGGTACTAACTTATGTGGTTTTCAGCAATTAAATTAGCTGTTTCTGCTGGTAGTAAAATTTATGCTAACCGTCAGAAGACGAAGATGGCAATGTCTGATGCACAATTAATGCATGCAGAAAAAATGGCTCGTGGTGAGGAATCTTACCAAGGTAAATTGTTAGAAGCTAGGCAATCCGACTGGAAAGACGAGGCGGTTCTCATAATCCTCTCAACACCAATCGCAATTTTGGCCTGGGCAGTGATATCGGACGATCCTACTGCGATGGACAAGGTAAAATTGTTTTTTGAGATGTTCTCAGAACTTCCGAAATGGTTTACAAATTTATGGATACTTGTAGTTGCGAGTATTTATGGTATAAAAGGAACACAAATATTTAAAGGAGCAAAAAATGGTAAATAAATACGTAGGAGCTGCAAAAAATCTGGTAAATAAATTAACACCAAGATCTAAAAAAGTTGCTCCAACAATTACACAACCTAAACAACTTAAAACTACAATGAAAAAAATTAAGTCCAAATATAATCAATTTGGAGGTGAAAAAGCTAAAACTGCAGCAGATAGAGCTAACATTGTTAGAAGAAGAGAATCTATTAAAAGAATGGACAAGGTAGATAAACTTCAAGAAAAAAGAAAAGAAGGTATTAAAGCTTCTAAAGAAGTTAAAAAAATGAAAGATACTGGAAAAGCACACACTATATACGGAAGAACATTTCACAAAAGCGTAAATGAGAAAAAATAATGCCAAATAGATTATATAGCAAAATAGCAAATAGTAGAATGCCTTTTAAAACAGGGGGACCTACGGGTAAAAAATTTCCTGATTTATCTGGTGATGGTAAAATTACTAAAAAAGATATTTTAATGGCAAGAGGTGTAATTAAAAGTGTTAAACCAACTCTTGGATTAAAAAAGAAAAAAGAATTTTTAAAAAAAGTAAAAAATAAAAAGAAAGGACAAAAATAATGTTTTTTAAAAAAAAAGTTAAAAAAACAAAACAGCCTAAAAATAAATCTATTAAAGAAAAGATTATGCCAAAGAAAAAAATGGATAGATTAAAACAATTAAGAGAGCAATTAAAGTAATGTTAAATTGGATTAAAAAATTATTAAATTTTAATAAAAAACTTCCTATAAGTTGTATTGTTAAAAAAGTAATTAAATCTGGACATTGTAATAATCATTCTAAATATAAACATAGATGTCCTGATTGTGTAGGAGTAGTTAATGGCTAAACTTTGTGCAAAAGGAAAAGCAGCAGCTAAAAGAAAATTTAAAGTATATCCAAGCGCATATGCAAACATGTATGCATCAGGTGTATGCTCTGGTAAAATAACGCCCGGTGGTAAAAAAGGTAAAACTAAAAAAGGTAACGGAAGAGCTTACGGAAAGAATTCGTAATGGGACTAAGGAAATGGGTTCAAGAGAAATGGGTAGACATTGGAGCTCCGAAGAAGAACGGAAAATATCAACCTTGCGGAAGATCGAAGGGGAGCAAACGAAAGTATCCAAAATGCGTACCACTTGCCAAAGCCACACGAATGACAAGCTCGCAAAAGGCATCTGCTGTCAAACGAAAAAGAGCAGCCGGTAATCCAGGTGGTAAACCTACAAACGTTAGAACATTTGCAAAAAGAACTAGAAAAGCAAGCGGTGGAGCTGTAGCTAATAATATGATTAGACAAGCTCAAAAAAATTATAGAGGTAGTTATATTTCTGGAGATTTAGGTGGAGTAAAAGTTTCAAATCCAAGTTTAAAAAAATATTACAAAGGATTAATTTAATGAGAAAACAGGATAACATGCCTGCAAGAAATAAAAAAAACTTTAGACCTACAAAGTCTGGAGCAGGTATGACTCGAGCCGGTGTCGCTGCCTACAGAAGAGCAAATCCCGGTTCTAAACTAAAAACAGCCGTGACTGGTAAAGTGAAAAAAGGGTCAAAAGCTGCAAACCGACGTAAGTCGTACTGTGCAAGAAGTGCAGGGCAAATGAAGAAATTTCCTCAAGCTGCAAAAGATCCAAATTCTAGACTACGTCAGGCGCGAAGAAGATGGAAATGCTAAATGAATCTAGAGTCAGTAATAACTAAATTAATAAGAAGTATTAATAAACAATTAGAACAATTATCTTTATCTGTCACTTCAGGAAACATTGACAGTATGGAGAAATACAAGTATATAATAGGACAAATAACAGCTTTAGAAGCTGTTAAACAGGAAATCTCTATCCTGCTAAATGAGAAGGAGCAAAATAATGGAACAGTCATCGACATCAAAACCAAAGATACATCTACCAAATAAAGATTTAGTTGGTATAAAAAAATCAGAAGAGAAACAAGACAAAGAAGAAAAAGAAAAACTTCCAAACCCAACGGGTTGGAGGATGATAGTTTTACCTTTTAAAATGAAAGAGAAAACTAAAGGTGGAATTGTTTTAGCTGAAACAACATTAGAGAGACAACAAGTTGCATCTCAATGTGGTTTAGTTTTAAAAATGGGTCCAGATTGTTACAAGGATAAAGAGCGTTATGCTGAAGGTCCTTGGTGCAAGGTTGGAGATTGGGTAGTTTTTGCCCGATACGCAGGATCCAGAATGAAAATTGAGGGTGGAGAAATACGTCTGCTAAACGACGACGAAGTTTTAGCAACCATCAAGAATCCAGAGGATATCTTGCATGAATATTAATAACATAGGAGGAAACTATGCCAGACGTAGAAGAAAATAAAACAGTTGATATAGATACATCAGGCCCAGGAGCTGAGATCGATGTTGCTGAAGAAAAGAAAGACGAGTCGGTTGTAGAAACCGAATCGCCGAAACAAGAAACAGTAGAAACAGTAGAAACGAAACAGGAAGAAACAGATAAACCTAAAGCTGATAATGAGTTAGAAGATTACAGTAAAGGTGTTCAAAATAGAATTGCAAAACTCACTAGAAAAATGAGAGAAGCTGAAAGAAGAGAAAAAGCTGCTATTGATTATGCAAAATCTGTTGAACAAAGAAGAAAAGAATTAGAATCAAGATTTAAAAAAACTGATTCTGAATATGTTAAAAAATTTGAGACAAGTATCTCAACAGGTTTAGAAGCTGCACAAAAAGATTTGGCTTCTGCAATTGAATCTGGAGACGCAAATGCTCAAGTTGAAGCGAACAAAAGAATTGCAACTCTTGCTTTTGAGAATGCAAAACTGGAGCAAGCTAAAGAAGGTAGGGAAAATATTGTACAAGAGAAACCTGTACAACTTTCTGATGGTGGAAGTTTACCAACAGAAACACCTTCTCAATTACCTACATCTGATCCAAAAGCGGAATCTTGGGCAAATGAAAATCCATGGTTTGGTCAAGATAGAGCCATGACTTTTACTGCTTTTGAAATTCACAAGGATTTAGTTGAAAAAGAAGGTTATGACCCTCAAACAGAAGAATATTATGTTGAAGTTGATAAAAGAATGCGTGTTGACTTTCCTCATAAATTTGGTAATACTGAGAGACAAACCACGTCCAAACCGGTTCAGTCCGTTGCTTCTGCTAATAGAAGCGTAAAACCTGGACGCAAAACTGTGAAACTCACATCATCACAGGTAGCGATAGCTAAAAAATTAGGTGTGCCACTCGAAGAGTATGCAAAACAATTAAAAATCACGAAGGAGGTATAGCATATGACAAATGAAAACAAAAAACCAACTCGTGCGAATCAAACACGGTCAAATACTGAAAGACCAAAAGTGTGGGTTCCACCATCTTCTCTAGACGCACCCCCTGCACCTGATGGATTCAGGTATAGATGGATTAGAGCAGAGAGTATCGGTTTTCAAGATACTAAGAACATAACTGGACGTTTAAGAGAAGGTTATGAACTTGTAAGATCAGAAGAAATCGAAAACGCATCTGACTATCCAGTTGTCGACGACGGCAAATACAAGGGAGTTGTTGGGGTCGGTGGCCTTTTGCTTGCAAAGGTCCCTGAAGAAATCGCGAAGCAACGTCAAGAATACATGAGGCAAAGAGCTGAAGGTATGGACGAAGCGGTACAAAACGATTTAATGAAGGAGCAAGACAACAGGATGCCTATCAATGTTGATAGACAGTCCCGTGTAACCTTCGGTGGTACAAAGAAATAGCTTTTTAGTTATCTCTCGGGTTAATCCCTATCATCGATTTAACGTTAACCAATATGGAATAGGACAACACTATGGCAAACAAAAACACACAAGGTTTTGGTCTTGTACCGGGTGATAGATTAGGAAATACTCCTGCTATCTCTGGTCAGTCTAAATACTTTATCGATGCTGGCGTTGCTGGAGCAATCTACAACGGTAGTGCTGTTAAGTCCGCTGCAGGATACATTGTCAATG